GGTAACTACGCATGAGTTTCTTAGTCAATCCATATTTGTATGCACCAAGTTGCGCCGATGCTGATGCAGTTGCATTCCTTGCAGCGGCAGGTATAACAGATGCCACTATCACATCTGCTATCTGCACATTGGTCACAACCATGAAAGCAGACGGAACGTGGGCAAAGATGAGTGCGATTTATCCTTTCGTTGGAAATACAGCTTCGCAGCAAAAATGGAACTTGAAAGACCCGAGAGACCTAAACGCTGCGTTCAGACTTAGCTTTGTCGGTGGAGTTACGCATACATCAAATGGTGTAGCATTTAATGGAACAAATGGATATGCGGATTCTTTCTTAACTCCTTCAACTATTTTAACGGCAAACAATAATCATTTAAGCTATTATTCAAGAACAGTTCTGGCAAGTAGTGGTACATTTGCAACTGATATGGGAGCAGCACCTAACGCATCTTCAACTCCATCTGTAACATCAATAGCTATAAGAAGACAAACTTCAAATAATTCATTTTTTAATGCTAATAGTACAACAGTTTCTTTGATAGCATTAACAACCGTTGCGAATGGTTCAGGATTATTTACAGGCTCTATAATAAATTCATCAAGCAGAAAGTATTATCGTAATGGTTTAACTATTGCAACAAATACAACTACTGGTATTCAATCTTTGGCAGCTCAAAAAATATTTATTGGTGCAATTTCAAACAATAATGTAGCTGCATTTTTTTCAAACAGAGAATGCGCTTTTGCATCCATCGGCAGCGGCTTAAATGATGCTGAAGCGTTGGCACTTTACAATTCCGTACAAGCGTTTAACACCACCTTATCCCGTCAAGTCTAATGCAAGTTCACCTACTAACATACGAACAGGCTCAAAGCCTTATTGGCATTCAGTTCATGCCCGACAATTATTTTAACCCTATCATGGATGCTGACGGCAATCACATCATCAGCATCGAAGAAGTTGAGCAGTGCTCAATTGAGTGGGTGAAAGCCTTACCTTTGATAAACTACAAACCTATAATAATCGAATCATGGCAGGAGTAAAAATTACCGACTTAGGAACATTGACCACAGCGGTTGATGCTGACTTACTTTATATCGTGGATGTGAGCGACACATCGCAATCACCGCAAGGAACATCTAAGCAGATTGAGGTGGGAAATATGTTTAGCAGTGGTACATATACACCGACAATCAGCGGAGAGGTGAACGGCATTATTGTGACACCTAACTCAGCAACTTACATCAAGGTGGGAGGTATCGTGACCGTATCGGCTCAGATAGGTATTCAATTGGATGCTGGAGAAACTGATGGCGCATTCGAGATGTCGCTTCCAGTGGCATCAAATTTTACAAGTGGTAAAAACTTATTTGGATTGATGCAATATTCTTATGGGCCTGGCACATTGGCTGAAATTGTACAATTAGAAATTAGTGCAGAGACAACAAACAACACTTGCTTCGTTAGTCTTGTTGTAGCTACAGCAACTGCAAACCTTGCTTACTGCACAATCCAATTCCAATATGAAGTGCTCTGATAGCGGCATCCGACTCATACAGGAGTTCGAAGGCTTGCGGCTCACAAGCTACCTATGCAGCGCATCTGTGCCGACCATTGGATACGGCGCAACCTACTATGCAGACGGCAGCAAGGTGAAGCTCGGGCAGACCATAACCAAGGAGCAAGCGGTGCAGCTACTGAAAGACCATCTTAAGGAGTTTGAGGGCAGCGTAATTGGACTGCTTAACACAACTAAGGTGAACCAGAATCAGTTCGATGCGCTTGTAAGTTTCTGCTTCAACCTAGGCGCAGGCAACCTTGCTAAGTCGCAGCTGTTGAGGATTGTAAAAGCCAACCCAAACGACACCAAGATTGCACTTGAGTTTGCAAAGTGGAACAGGGCAGGCGGCGAGGTATCTCGTGGGCTTGTAAGAAGGCGCAAAAAAGAAGCGGAACTATACTTTACCAAAGTCGTATAATGGAAGAGCTCTATCAGGTATATCTAATCAAGCACAAGAAGCAGCCGTTTGTTATGCTTGACGAGATGGACCTAACCTTTGAGCAGTTTGTTGACAAGTTAAAATCATCATACGTTTTCAATAAGATGTGGGGATATGGCGACAAGGAAGCAAGTAAGTAAGCCAAGGCAGGTGCTTGATATAATCATCAAGCATTGGCGGCCAACCATTGGCAGCTTGGTCATTCTTAGTTCCGTCTTTGCACTTATCTTCAAGCAAATCACAACAGAGACACTTGCAGCAATCGTGGCCGCTATGGTTGCCGCAGGATACATACCAAAAAGCAATGACAATGGATGACGGAAGAGACTCAACTTATACGACACTCGATGATGGGTGCGTGGTGGGTATTGGCTGCAAGGTCCATACGCATCATCATGTAATTAAACTTGAGCCGCAGGTTGTGTATAAGTCAATGGAGAAATTCACTATCTTTGGCAAGCAATATTGCACTAATCAATGGGGGCAAACTTTCGAGATTGTTGCCGATGAGCCAGTGCCAGAGCCAAAGCCGATGCAACAATTCTACGCAAGTGATACCATCCAACCTACAACATCTGCATTCTTGCTTGCTCCCAAGCCAGAGGCCAAGATAATCATCAAGCCGCGCACTGAGTTCACCGACTACAAGCCGACAATGGATGGGCCTGTGATGGGGATGCTCTTGACGTTTACAATATACCTAACAGTGCAATGGGCATGGAGCTCGATTGGTGCATGGTCTAACCTTTACAGCGAACTCAACCAATGTCTTCGCTCTTTATCCTAGAACATAGCATCGACCTCTTCTATGTGGTGACCGATAGCGATGGTAAGATATTCACCAACAATGAACTCTTCAAGAACTATGTCAGCCATATTAAGCCGACAAAGATCACCGACATCATAAGCATTGAAGGTGATAAGATTGACTTCATTGAAGCTATTGAACGAGCTCGCAAGCATTCACCTGAGCCATCAAGAGTCTATGCTCGCACAAGGCAGAAAAACGCAAGTGATAGATATAATGTTTGGAACTGCTTTGCGATTGATGATACTCTTCATTTTGTTGGCATCCAGATAGTCGATGTTACAAGCATCAGCTCGCATGAGCATGAGCGGCAGAAGAACCTACTTGAGGAGTTTCGCTTCATGCTCAGCCATGAGCTGCGCCAACCACTCACCAACATTGCAGGCCTTGTGAACATGCTCATGCAGCATCAAGTCGCAAGTGATGTTGATCGCAAGGAACTGCTTAGCATGATCCATACTTCAGTGAACAAGCTTGATGATGCAATCAAGGCACTTGTCAAGAAAGCAGCTCGCGAGCTATGACACAGGAAGAAGCGGACAAGAGACTGGTAAAAGTTGCCGCTTGGTATGTGATTGAGAGAGGTATGCCGGTATGCGTTGCACTTCAGATCCTGCAAGCAGAGCTCAAGGATAAGCGAGAATTTTGGGAGTCATCAAAACAACTTATTAAACTTATTCAAGATGGAGTCAGCATATAAGTACATCAGCTTTGCCACAATCATAGTGCTTATCTTCCTACTGCTTAAAACTTGCAGCGATGGAGTTGAAGCCGATTATCGTCTTAAGCACACGATATATGAGGACAGCGTACTAATTGCCTCGCAGAAGAAGATAATCGCACAGGGCTCATCTGATGCAGCCAAACAAGCGCAGCAAATAGCAGAGCTCGAAGTCAAAGTAAAGAACGCATCGGAGGTTGTTAAGATTGAGACCAGGACAATTATCAAAACCGAAATCCTGCTTGGTGATACGGTGATGATTGATAAGAAGCCATACATCCAACTGCCAAAGCCATTCCTTAAAAACACCGAGTGGTACACAATAGGCGGCATGATTAACCGACTTGGTTGGTTGCAGATTGATAGCTTAGTGATCCCGGCAAAGTTCACCTATGCAGTCGGTGATACCATGCGCACTGGGCTAATTAATAGGCTACTCAAGAAGAAAGACACAGTTGTGCGCCTGAGAGTCGACAATCCCAATGTGGCCATCACCGGCATGAGCAACATCTATATCAAGCAAGAGAAGAAGTGGCATCAGACAACTGCATTCAAGGTGGGAGTTGGTGTGCTGATAGGGGTAGGAATCACGGGAGCTGCAAAATAATTGCGTTAATAGTCAGCGAGTTAGGATAATTGCGTGTAAATAGTTTTGTTAGTGCATTGTGGTATCAAATAAAGATATACATTTGTCAGACAATCATTCACTATTTAAATCATTCACTCATAAATCATGAACACTTTTTTTAAATCGCACGACAACACGCAGTTTTTTAATTACGATCATCTATCTGGAATCATGTTAACAATTGTGCAAGATGGCTGCCATCAAGGACTCTTTCAGCGTTGCGACAAGAACTCACTTGTGCTTGTTCGCCAATACTCCAAAGAAATGCAGCAAGGCCTACATGAATCGGTTCGCACTTATCATCCATCGGATGTGAACGAGTTTTTCAGAATGTACCAAAAGACACTGCACAACACTCAAGTATCTTTTAATCAATTAATAAATCAATTTTAACTATGGGCCTAAAAGCACCAAGCGGGAATAACACCTCCCGAGCAATCGCACCAGAAGGAGCGTTTGTTGCAAGATGTTACCAGATTGTTGACCTCGGAACTACAATGCAGACAGGACAGTTCCCTGGCAAAAAACGCAAAGTGCAGTTTATCTTTGAACTGCCGACAGAACTACACGAGTTTGAACGTGGCGAAGGCGAGAAGCCATTCTATGCTCGCAGCATCTACAACCTATCCATGAATGAGAAGGCTGTACTCCGCAGAGATATCGAAGCATGGGCAGGCAAGAAGATGACCAACGAGATTGCATCCGACTTCGACATCTTTACACTGCTTGGCAGAGCTTGCCTTGTGAACATCACGCACGTTGAAAAAGGAGACAGCAAATATGCCAACATCATTGGCATGAGTCCAGTGCCAAAAGGAATGGTTTGTCCTCCTGCATTCAACACTCCGATTTGCTATAACACCGAGGAGCATGATGAGGCTGTATTCAATCAGCTGCCAGAGTTCATCCAAGATAAGATCAAGATGAGCGATGAGTGGATTGCAAGGATCAGCAAGCCTGCTCAAGTTAGTGCGCCCGTTGCAGTTGCAGCTGAGCAAGAATCAGATGATGAGTTCGGCTTCCCACCTTTCTAAATAAACAAAGGGCCGTTAATCAGACGGCCCTTCTTTAAAAACAAATAAAAAATCAAAACACTATGAACGCAGTAAATATAGAAAACTTATCCGAGTTCTACAAGGCGTTAAACTCGACCGAGGTGCTTCGTGCTCAAGGCATGATTAAAGGCGCACCAAAAGCCATCGAAGATAAGCTCTCATACGATATGAGCGCAGAGTCCATCAAGGCCGCAAACGATGCAATCAAGCACATCGAAACCAATCGCAAGATGGTAACAAGTCCGCTTGATGCCTACAAGAAATCAGTCATGGATGTTGAGCGCGATGCCACTGCTCCGCTTAAGGCTTACATCGAGCAGCGCAAGGCAATGATGATAGACTACTCCAACGAGCTCGAGCGTAAGAAGGCGGAAGCAGATGCAAAGATTGCACAAGAGGCAGCCGAGGCACTACTATCTTCCAGTGCCGATGCCGTTGCAAGCATCATGGCGAAGTTCACCGACAGCACCACAAGCACAACGCTTGACATCGACCACACCAAGAACATCCGTATCACCAAAAAAGCGGAGATAGTGGGCGAGGTTGATTGGGCAACAGTGCTCTGGACACTTATGCAAGCAGAGATGTTTGATGTTGCCGAGCTGCTCCGCAAGCTGCCAAAGGCGATGGAGCTGACCAACATCGCAGAAATCAGAGGCATTGAAATCACAAACGTAAAATCCCAAGCAATACGATGATCACACTGCAAAACATGGCCGATGAGTTCAATGAGCTCACACGCTACCTTGATGAAATCATGCCGCCAAAAGAGCAGCCGCTCAAGGATAAGGTAAAAGATGCAATGATTGATGCCTACTCACATGGCTACCATGACGGCCAACAAGCAATGTACGAAAGGCAGCCTAAGCCAACCGACACAGGAGGAGACAGCGGAGGGCTCGCATATTATGAGTCGCTGTAAGTGGACACCTGAGCAAGTGGATCTGCTTGTCGACTACTATCCGCATCGGTCCACAAAAGAGGTTGCATTCATCACTGGCAAGACAATCAACCAGTGCTACAATAAAGCCTTCGCAATGGAACTGCATAAGACTCCCGAGTATCTCGCAACAGAAGCAAGCGGCAGGCTTAAGAAAGGCAACCAAGCAACGCAGTTCCCCAAAGGGCATGAACCTTGGAACAAGGGCATGAAAGGGCTGCAAATCGGCGGCAAGGAAACGCAGTTTAAAAAGGGGCATCTGCCGCACAACCATCGCTCAGTGAGTGAAGAGCGCATCGATGAAGATGGATACACCTACATCAAGATTGATGAGCCTCGCAAGTGGGTCCTCAAGCATCGGCACATCTACGAGCAGCATCATGGCAAGCTTGAGCCGCACATGATAGTGACATTCCGAGATAAAAACATCTCAAATTTCGAGATAGATAATCTGGAAGCGATCACCAAGGTGGAAAACATGGAGCGCAACAGAATCACTAAATACCCTCAACCAATTCAACAAGCAGTTAAAACCCTAAACAAATTATGGCACGCAATAAAATCGAAGACCTAAGAGATCACTTATTCGAAATCATCGAGATGTTAAAAGAAAACGACATGGAGCTCGACAAAGCGAAAGCAATCGCAGACATCGCCCAGGTGATTGTCAACTCAGCAAAGGTTGAAGTTGACTTCATAAAGGTGGTACATGGCAACGGTAGTGGATTTATTCCATTGGACAAAAGAGCACTGGAGCAATGAGCCGCGAAATCTACAACAGCATCGAAGCCATCAACGCATCAAGCATAAAACGGCACTACACTGGCAGCATCCAATACGCTGCCGGTGCTCTCGAAAGAGGCGCGGAGTTTCATCGCAACCTACTTGAGACGGAGCCAAAGGATATGCCGCCTAACGCGAAGCTTATCTACGATGCCATAATGAAGCATCCACTACTCAAGTTGATATTCGAGAAGGCAGCAAAGGAGATCACCTTCATCAAGAGCATCGACATCGATGGGCGCAACGTGGCAGCAAAGGGCATCCTTGACTTGCACTGCCCAATGTACTCCATCAATGCCGACATCAAGACAACTTCCTGCACCAACCTGCGAACCTTCGCCGCTGACATGACCAAGCACTACAACCACATCCAAGCAGTTTGGTATAGTTACCTCACTGGATTTGATCCTGCAAACTTCTACTACATAGGAGTGCCCAACAAGTTCAAAGGCGAACTATTTATCCACCGACATACCGCAGATGAAATACGAACTGCCGAAACGCTTATCAGAGACTACCTGGTCCACAGAGGGCTTTGAGAATTACAGCTTTACCAATGTGATGTATTATTTCCTGCATCGCGACTTCATATATCTAGAGACAAACTTCAAGCATCTGAAAATGATGTATAACCACTTCGATGATGCAACGGTATTCATAAGCCTTGCCGAAGATACCAAGTATGTCGAGTTTGTATGGAGCACACCTGGAAGATTTAAAAACAATTATAAATCCCAAACACCTTATGACATCTACACCATTGAAAAGAATCCAACAGCTCTGCAATGACAGAGCCGATTCGTACAGAGAATCAGAAGACCAGTACGCACTTGTGCTTGCAATGGCCTTCGAGCACATCGCCATCTACTGCGAGACCGAAATACCCAATGAGAAGCAGATGCTAATAGATATATGCAACGAATGCGCAAAGGATCTAATGCAAGGAAATTTAGCCGTCGGAAAGTCCGCTGGTGAGCAACTTTATAAAAAGAAGTACCAATGAAAAAGCAGACAGCAGTTGAGTGGTTGGAAGAAATATACCTAACCACAGGAATAGACAGAAACGTACATTTCCACCAAGCTAAAGCAATGGAAAAGGCTCAGATAATTAGAGCATTCTGCGAAGGATATGACCACGATGGAGATAACTATGATAGAGCCGAAATAAAATACTACGAAAAAACTTACGGCTTATGACCCTCCGACCTTATCAAGAACGCTTCATCAACAACATCGCTGCGAAGCTGCGCATCCATCGCAAGGTGGTTGCTCAGCTCGCAACAGGTGGAGGCAAGACAGTATGCTTCGCGGAGATATGTGACCGCTACTGCGCTCGCAGCTCACAGGACATCTTAATCCTCGTGCATAGAGAAGAACTGCTCACACAAGCGAGCAAAGCCATTCGCCTGCCAGTGCAAAAAGTAATCGCCGGAATGAAGACCATACCGCCTGCCAGAGTTTATGTCGCAATGGTGGAGTCAGCACATAAGCGGCTGCACCTATTCCAGAACATCGGCATGGTCATCGTTGACGAGTGCCACATAGGAAACTTCACAAAGGTGATTGAGCACTTCAAGGAGCAGTTTATTATCGGCTTCACTGCCACTCCACTCGCCGCCAAGAAGACCAACCCACTGCGCAACTACTTCACCGACATAGTTTGTGGCATCGATATCCCCGAGCTCATCGAGCAGGGATTTCTTTGTCAAGATATAACCTACTCCGCTTCATCCATTGTCGAGCGTGCTCAGCTGAAGATGAAAGCAGGTGAGTTTGATCAGGCGCAGATGGCTGCAATCTATAAAAACCCAAAGTACATCGACACCACAATCAATGCTTACAAGCAGCACTCCCTTGACCGCAAGACAATAATCTTCAATTGCAATGTCGAGCACTCCAAGGCAGTCAATGCCGCCTTTCTTGCCCAAGGCTTCAATTCCCGACACCTCGATGCTGACTCAGATGATCGCGTTGAGACACTCGAGTGGTTTGCCAACACTCCCAATGCCATCCTAAACAACATCGGCATCGCAACAACAGGCTTCGACCAACCCGACATCGAGACTGTCATCGTTAACAAGGCAACAGCATCGATGCCCTTATGGCTTCAGATGTGCGGCAGAGGTGCAAGGCCGCATCCAATCAAGCTCGCATTCACTATCATCGACCTTGGTGGAAACTGCGAAGTGCATGGCCTTTGGAGGATGCACCGAGAATGGGAGCAGATATTCCACAATCCTAAGAAGCCAGGCAATGGAGTTGCTCCTGTCAAAGCTTGCCCTAAGTGCAATGCTTATCATCATACAGCAAAAATGGTTTGCGATGCAATTCCATACGGCGAACTATTCCCTTGCGGCTATGAGTTCCCAAAAGTAGTTGTGCTCGATGAAGGCCTTACTGAGTTTGTCGAGATGGGCAACGCCATCGATATCAAGAAGCTCATTGCAATGAATATGCACCACAAAGAATACCGATCCCTTTTCGTTGCAGTCGAACATGTTGCCCTGCTTGCAAAAAAGACCATTAAAGAAATTAATGAAGAGAACTATATCGAAATTAAAAAAAAGAATGACGAAATTGCCAGGCTCTGGTGCAAGGAAAAAAACAGAAGATTCAATCACTTCAACAAAAGACTTGCAGATGAGAAATTAAAAACAATGCTAAATCAATTATACAATGCTCATCTCACACTATAAGAACATCCATGACACACAAGACACCGACATCGAATTTGAAAGCTTCCTCGAAGGAGTGCGCTCAGGAAGATGGCAGGACATCGCACTCGAAGTGCGCAACGCTCCAACAAAGGAGATAAAAGACCTCAAGAAGAAGACCGCCCCAATGGTCACAGTAAGCGGCTCATTCGCAGCTCGCAAAGATGACTCAATACGAAAGCACTCCAACCTCATCGCAATCGACATCGACAACCTCGATGATGCCGTTGCCACAAAGAACCGCATAGGTGCTGACCCCTATGTACTTACTGCCTTCGTATCCATCAGCGGCAAGGGCCTATGCCTCATCATTAAGATTGACGGCACTCGACACTTAGATGCTTTCAATGCCATTGCTGCATATCTATACAACGAGTATCAGCTTATTGTGGACCAGTCCGGCAAGAACATATCCAGGGCTCGATTCGTTTCCTACGATCCTGCGCTTATCCACAACACCAACGCAGCAACATTCAAGAAGTACCTTCCAAAAAAGAAGGAGTACAAGCAGCAAAAGGTTGTAGTTATAAAAACCGACTTTGACTCCATGATTGCGCAGATGGATCAGAAAGGCCTCAACCTTTGCGAGGATTACTCAGATTGGATTCGCATCTGCTATGGGCTTGTTTCGGAGTTTGGCGAGCAAGGCAGAGAGCACTTCCATACGCTATCTGCCACATCATCCAAGTACAACTCCATCGATTGCGATGCGCAGTTTGATGCGTGCTTAAAAAATCACAACGAGTCCAAAGGTAAGAAGTCAAGCATCGGATCAATATACTACCTCGCCAAGCAAAACGGCATTGACATCTACACCGAGCACAGCAAAGCCATCATGCGCCATGCCACATCGCAAAGAGCCGCAGGCCTGTCAGCTGATAGCATAGTAAAGTCGCTTGAGGTGTCTGGCATAACTCCTGAAGAGTCGAAAGAGATAGTCGAGCAGATAGTAAACAAGGATATAAAGTACAAATCGGAAAGCATAAGCACTGATATTGCAGCCTTTGTCAACACCTACGATTTGCGCAGAAATGTAATAACAAGAAAGATTGAGCTGTCTTATAAGGCAATTGATGATAGCGACATCAACAGCATCTTCCTTGACTCCAAAGCAATATTCAAAGAGTCGAGCAAAGACCTGGTCACATCGATAATATTCTCGAATCGTGTGCAATCTTATAATCCATTGCATGAGTTCTTTGAATCAGAGCTCTATGAATACAACAATGATCAATGGCCAAACATTCAGCTACTACTTAGCAGCATAATCACAGACACGCAAGATGCCGACTTCTTTATTCTTAGATGGCTGCTTTCAGTTGTTGCATCAGCATACGGTAACAAGTCAGAGCTTGTACTTGTATTCTGCGGAGAAAAGCAAGGCACTGGAAAGACACATTGGTTTAGGTACCTGCTTCCTAAAAAAATTCGTTACCTATACGCTGAATCCAAGATGGATGCCGGCAAGGATGATGAGATACTTATGTGCGGCAGATTGATAATAAATGACGATGAGTATGGTGGTAAGTCCAAGCGCGAAGAGAAGCGAATGAAAGAGCTTACATCGAAAGAATTTATCAACGTGCGCGAGCCTTATGGTCGTGTTTCAGTGGATCTAAAAAGACTCGCAGTATTCTGCGGAACATCCAACGAGATGCAGATACTTAGCGATCCAACAGGCAACAGGCGCATCATGCCAATACACATCCTTGGCATTGATCATGAGCTCTACAACCAATGCGATAAGGCCGCTCTTTGGCGTGAGCTCTTCTGCATGTTCCAAAGAGGCGCAGAGTACACCATCTTAAAAGAAGATATCGAAAGGCTCAACGCAGCAACAGAGATGTATAAGCTTTCAACTCCTGAAGATGATTTGATATCCAAGAAGCTTTCACCTGGATCAGCAACAGGCTATGGCGAGTGGATGACACTCACCGAGATTCAGCAATACTTAATGGTTGAAACGAAGTTTAACTACCTAAACACGCAGCGCATCGGCTCGATACTTACAGCGTTAGGATTTGAAAAACAGCGCAGAACAATTAACAAATCGAAGGTTATGATGTACTATGTTACAAGAAATCCTATGTAAGTGGACAGCCTTGGACAGCTTTGTTTTTTTAAAGCTGTCCTCTCAAAACCTTTGGCACTCTAACTGCGCAGAGGATATGGACAGGAGACATCTTAAAAACTATTAAATAACAGATACACACACACACATGCACACACACACACACACACGCACACATGTTAGTACTAAGTGGGTTGTTTTTTGCACTAAGCTGTCCACTTCGTCTACAAGCTTAGAGGCTCTAAGGTTTGAGGCGGGACATGCACCTATTTTAGACATGTCCAAGGCATGCAAGCTGTCCACTTATGAGTGAGGTTGCAACACAAGCCAAGGCATTCCAAAACCTTTGGAACGCACGCCCAGACCTACGTGGCCGCATATTCGCCATCAACAACAACTCCATCAACGGCATCAAGGGTGCAATGAACAAAGCGATGGGAGTCATCGCAGGAGTTGCTGACATGTGCTACTTGAAGCCAGAAGGCAAGACTTGTTGGATTGAGTGGAAGACCGAAACAGGAAGACAGTCACCGCAGCAAGTTACCTTCGAGAAGCTATGCCGATCACTGGGGCATGAGTATTACATTGTAAGAAGTGAAGCGGAATTTTTAGAGATCATCAAAGCATGACGACTGAAGAGAAGATCATCAAGACCATGAACGAGTATTATCCAATCGAGGGTAAGATTGTCGATGGCTGCGTGACATACCACTCAACGCAGAGAGCACATGAAAGCTTTAGGATGCACTTGATGAATGCCCATCCAGAGAGCATCGTCTACTCGTACTACCTTAGCCGATGCGCTAAGTGGATTAAAACTTTAAAATTGCACAATCAAAAGTTAATTCCTATCTTTGCAGGCAATGGAACAGAAGATTGAAAGACGAGGCGGCAAGAGAGCCGGTGCAGGTCCGCCATTTAAGTACGGTGAGGAAACTTGCAACATAACCTTGCGAGTGCCTAAGAGCAAAAAGGATGACATCAAGCAACTTGTTTACGCATACCTTGCCCAATATAAATCTAAACGCACAGATGACTATGGCTGCTAACAGATGGCGAAGCGGATACATGCGTATCCAAGATGATACCTTCACTGGATATTTGACACCGACAGGATCAGTGCAGGATGTTGAGGTAACATTTAAGCTTAAGGCAATGCAGAAGATCATGGAAGCATCGGAAGATATCCAGATGGAAGTGCCCAATGAATATCTTATCGGCTCATTGCGTGACACAGAAGCAGGATATAAGACTGCCGATGTTATCATCTACAACAAGGTTGTAAGATTGAAATTGACTGAGGACGATATCAAGCGAAGCAAAACACTATCTTTGTAAAACTATGCCACTATTCCAAGGAGACTCACCTGCCATCATCCAGATGAACATTAAG